AGCAAAGACTTGAGAAAGAATTTTTAATAGGTGGAGCTGTTGCACCTGATATTAGAGGTGTAACTCAGCACACAGGAATTAACAATATCAACTATACTGCTGGAGCTTTTCCAGCTACTGCTGGAGGAAAGTTAAGAACTATCCTACAGGGTATTAAAGATATTGAGACTAACGGATACTTAAGTCCTGACGCTATCGTTATGAGTCCAGCTGCTTATGAAGCACTTGCAGGGCAAGTTGACGGAAACAACAACTTCATGCTCGGAGCTTCAGCGTTTGCTGGAAGTCCTACAATCTGGGGACTCCCGGTTGTAAAATCAACTCAAATTGGTGGAGCAGTATCCACAACTATTGATGTAGTTGTTGGAAAATGGGGTGGATCTCTTGCTGTTAATCACGTTTGGAGAAGAGGAATGGAATTACAAATTTCTGACTCTGCAAATGACGGAGATTTTGGCAAAGATATTCTAACAATTAAGGCTTCTTTAAGATATGCCTTAGCTGTTTACAAGCCACAAGCTTTCACAAGAATAAACGATATAGAGTAATAGATTATGGCAGTTTTACAGACTCAGAGTATGAATCCTGAGTCTGTGCTGTCAGGAGAGAATAAAATGAAAATTATTGAAAAGCCTAGCGACATGGTTTGGAAAGATAACAAGACTGGAGCATTGAAAAAAGGAGAAAAATGTCCTTTTGTTTCAGGTGTTCTTGTAGCTTCTATAGGAGATCCAGTTCCAGCTATGCCTAAAGCTAAACCAAAAACACAAAATAAAGCAGTAAAACCAAAAGATACTGAAGACAAGTAGCAGATAGATGTCTGACTATATTGCTTTATCCGAGCTTAAAACCTTTTTAGGTTATTCTGGCTCTGGACAAGATGACAACTTAAATATGGCTATTGACGCTGCAAGTAGAGCAATAGATTCTTATTGTGGTAGATTCTTTCATCAAACTAGTTTGCAAACTAGATACTATGATTGTGAATTTCCAGACTTTGCAGATGTGGACGATATTTCAACAACAACTGGACTAGTTGTTAAATCTTTACAAGCAGACGGAACAGTAGATACTACATATACTTTGAATACCGACTATTATTTATATCCGTTAAATGCTGCAAATGAGACTCCAGCTATGCCATTTAATAAAATAGTTATGGCAATTTCTAACTCTGGCGAGTTACTTCCAACAGGGCATAGAAAGAGTTTGTCTGTATATGCTAAATTTGGCTTCTCAGCAGTCCCGGAAGCAGTAAAACAAGCTGCAGCTATTCAATCATCTAGGTATTGGCAAAGACGACATTCAACTATGGGATTCTCTGGTAATCCAGAGACAGCAGAAGCTCCTGTTATATTTCTTTCTGAATTAGATCCAGATGTTCAGAATTTAATTAAGCATTTTAGAGTTAATAAAACAACATTGGCTTCTGGAAGACCTTTTGTCTCAGCAACTACAAACAATTACAATTAACAATGAAATTAACTCTTAATGGAGCTTTAGATTTATCTAAATCAATAAATGGACAAACAATCTGGAATAAGAGAAGTGTAGACTTTTTTAATAAAGTAGGACGAGACTTGCAAGACGATATGATAAAAGTTGTGCAAAGTAATCCCTCGCCTATATCAAAATCATCAAAATCAACAGGGAAATTAAAAAAATCTATATATTGGAGCAAGTTAAGGAATACCAATAGGCTAAGAATGTCTGAGGGTGTTAGGTGGGCTTCTACAGATAAAAAGGCTATTTATATTCATGGGAAGCCTATTTATAGAGGACTGAGACCTATTAAAAAGACTAAACCATTCTTTCCTCCATACCAAGAGGGAACTGAATTAGCTAAATGGGCAGCAAGGGGAACTCCTAAAATGAATCCTTTTTTAGTTGCTAGAGCTATATCCCAAAGAGGCTTAAAGATGAAAGCCTTTATCGGTGGAGTTGTCTATAAAGAAAGAAAGAATATTGAAAGAGACGCTAATAAAATGTTAGAGAGAATTGCTAAAGATATTGCTAGGAGTGTTAAGTAATGGCAACTTTAACTTCAATTAGATCAGGATTAAAAACAAGACTTGAAACTATATCTGGATTAGATGTTTATGACTATGTCCCGGACTGGTTTGAGCCTCCTATGGCTTTAATAATGCCTCCAGAAATAATTGATTATGATGTAACAATGTCTAGGGGAGCTGATAGATATGAAATACCAGTTGTTCTCTATGTTACTAAAATAGACGCTGAGACAAGTCAAGATGATTTAGATTCTTATTTAGCTTCTAGTGGATCTACTTCTGTTAAGGCAGCAGTAGAGGGAGACGGAACATTAGGAGGTGCTGCTATGGATACAAGGGTAATCTCAGCAGGAGATTATGGAGGGTATGAAATAAGTCAGGGAACTACCTATCTTGGTGTAACATTTACAGTAGAGGTAATAGCATGAAAATAGAAATATTAATGGGAAGCAACTATCCAGACGGAAAGAAAGATGTAAGAGTAGAAGCTGGAGAGGTTGTAGAAGTCCCAGACAAAATAGCAAAATCATTAATTAAGAATAATGCTGCTATCAAGTTTGATAGTAAGATAAGTAAAAGCACTACTAAGAAGAGAGCAAGAAATGATAAAGGACACTTTATTGCAGACAATCCAGAGACAGAAGTCAATGAAGCATGGGTTGAGGAGGAATAGTTAATGCCTACTTTTACTCATGGATCTAATGCTGTTGTCTTGTTAGACGATACAAATTTATCAAATACTTTAACTGACGCTTCCTATACCTACAATTCTGATGTCAGCGAGACTTCCGTTTTTTCTGATACCAGCAAGTCTTATGTATCTGGATTAAAAACAGGGACAGCTACTATGTCCGGGTATTTTGAAACCTCAGATCCTGACGCTGACGCTGAGTTCTTAGCACAACTAGGAGGCTCTGGCTCTCCCTATTCAATAGCTCCTATTGGTTATACAAGAGGAAATCCAGTTGACTTTGGAAAAGTAATTGGCACAAGTTACGATAGATCAGCAGATATTAATTCAATAGTGTCTGCTGCTGTATCTTTTCAATTTGACTCTGGAGAATATAACGGAAAATCCCTTATAGCTCCAGCAGCTTTTACTTCAACAACTACTCAAGCTTCAGTAGATTTTGCAGCAGCAGGAAGTTCTGGAGGAGCTGCTGTTCTTCATATAACAGCAAAATCTGGATCAAGTCCTCAAGTAATTGCAAAGATTCAACATAGTGCTGATGACGCTTCTTTTTCAGACTATATAACTTTCACGACTGCAACAGGTAAGACTAGTGAAATAAAAACAAGTGCAAGTTCAGTAAACAGGTACGTTAGAGCAGTCCTAACAATATCTGGGACTAGTCCTAGCTTTACTGTTGCTATGGGATTTGCACAACAATAAGGAAAGGAGAATAGAATATGCCAACTTTTACACATGGAAAAAATGCTGTCTTTAAGTTTGATGATTCTGGAGGAACAATAAGAGACGTCTCTGATGTTTTAACAGATGTAGCAGTAACTCGTTCAGCAGATGTTGCTGAGGTTTCTGCCTTTTCAAATACTAGCAAGGCTTATGTATCAGGACTTCTGGACGCTACTATTTCTTTGAGTGGCTCTTATGACAGTACTGTTAATGGTTATCTAACTGGAATACTTGGATCTGAAGTTGATTTTGAGTTCTATCCAATAGGAACAACTTCTGGTTATCCAAAATCTAGTGGTAAAGCAATATTGGTTTCTTATGACAGAAATCCAGACGTTGCTGGAGCTGTTACATTTACAGCAAGTTTCCAAGTAACAGGCAACGTTACTGAGGGAACTGCTTAAATACTAAAACAGTTACAATAGAGTTATGAAGAGATTGTCTTTAGAAGATATAGAGAAAGCTCCGTCTCTACCAGAGAAAGAGATAGAGATACCTGAATGGGATACTTCAGTTCTTGTAACAGGATTAACTAAAGCAGATACTATTGAAATAAATGAACTATCTGAAGTTGAGGGTGTCCGAGATGAAGTACTATTTGAAAAATATCTCCTATTAAAAGGAACAAAAGAGCCAAGCTTTGACTCTATTGAAGAAGTTGATAAATTCTATTCAAAAGCAACTCCGGGAATCATAGATAAAGTCCTTATTGGGATTTATCGTTGTATGGCTTGGACTAAGGAGGAGCAGCAAGATATAGCTGCTCAATTTCAGGGAGAATAAAGAACTAGCCTTTGAGTTCCGACTTGCATTAGAACTTGGAATGACAGTTGACCAATTAAGAAAATCCTTAAGTGTTAAGGAATTTGAGTCATGGAAGTTATACTTTATTGATAAGGCTCAGAAAGAACAGAAGTATATTACTGAGCAGAACGCTAAATCAAAATTGAGATGAGGATAAATGGCTAGAGCAACGCTAGAGATGTTTCTCAAAGTTGTTGGAGTTGATAAAGCTTCAAAAGAACTTGGAAAAGTCTCTAAAGTTACAAAACAATTAGATGATGATGTAAATAAATCAGGCAAAAAAAATGCTAAATATGCAGCAGGAATGTCTGGACTTCAAAAAACTGCTGTAGCTGGTGGAGCTATATTTGCTGCTAAAGCATTAATGGATTTTTCAAAAGCAGCACTAGAGGCAGGGGTAACAGCAGCAGAATCAGCAGCAGCATTTAAGACAACTTTTGGAGAAGCTGAGAATGTTGTAACCAATTTTTTAGAAAATTTTGCAAATAAAGCTGGACTAACTATTGCAGAAGCTCAACAATTAACTGCTGTTATGGGATCTGTTGCTCAAGGTTTAGGCATGACTCAACACGAGGCAGCAAGGCTATCTATTGAAATGAT